ATACAAATCCAGGCACTCCCCCACGTACTTTTAACCCAACTCCACTACAGCAACAAGCGATTACTGGCGTACAACAAATGAAAGCAGCACGCCAACCTGCACCATCAACTAAACCAGCAAAAACCCGTGCACAAAAACGTGGAATTGCTGAAGCGGCTTTTGCTAACATTCGTCAATCTTTAGGTAACCAATAACTCTCATAAATGATAGGATTGTATTATGGCTGTAAATGACACTCGCTCAATGAACAATGATCTCCGCCTTGGCGCCAAGGACGGTAAGTTTAAGAGCACTACACCTAACCGTGGCGGTGACCTTGACCCAACTGACGCCAGTGTTCGTGCTATGGAACTCCAAGCACAATACGGCGTTGTAGAGCGCACACCCTTGGCTAACGCCCCCGAAGCACATCTACACCGATAAGGACTAACCATGGCACGAGGTAACGAATCAGGCAGAGATCCACGCCGTCAAGTTGACCGAGCAAGTCGTGGTCTATCGGGAACAGGACAATCAGATCTTCCTAGACTTTCCCGACTAATTGCTTCCAATTTGGAAGACAAAGCCCTCAACGAAACAGTTTTCGTACCCGATTATTCGGGAGCCGTACAGTCTCGCTTGCACAATTACCGTCAAGATCGCAATGGCAGTATGCAAGATGGCGAACCTATGGATGACCTGACCAGTGACACTGCACGGGAAGTAAATGCTCGTTTTAAGAACCGTCGTAGAGGTGGAGACGGATCCTACTAAATATGTAGTAGGCTTCGGCTAGACCGAAGTTAGGAGTACAACATGGCAGCAGACGACCACCGTCTTTTAGTATGCAAGACCCACGCCGTTATGTGGAAAATGAAACCATATGATGGACCCGCCGAGTACGACCAAGAGTTGCGTGAACTCTGTGATCGCCACAACGCACAAGTACCTGACCCGCAGAACTGTAACGCTGTCATTTATCGCACAGACGCAGAGACCGCTAAGAAGTTGGACTCAGAGACCGCCATCAAGAGTGACTTGGCAAAGAATGATGTGTTCATTCGTGACACCCGAGACGAACTTAAAGTAGACGCTCTCAAATGCTTCAGCCGACATAACCGACCTAAAGATGGTTGCATTGACTGGTGCATTGACTCCAAAACTATTGGACGCAAGACAGGCATCGCCAAAGACAAGAGACAGTACCTTTGCATGTATTGCCCAGCCGCCGAACACTATGCCCACCGTGAGCGCATTGAGATGGGTCTCTACGACTGATGATCATTGTGGCACTTGACGTTCTGTCATTGCCTAGTCGTGTAAGTGATGACGTTGGCGCAAGACAACCCATCCCTGAAGGCAGGAAACTATGGAGCACACTGTTCACTGCGTACAGCGGTCGCATGTCTGTATTCGCTCCAGGTATTACCAACCAAGATGGATGCCTCAGTTGGTTAAAACGTGAAGGCTTTAAAGCGTCCACCGTTGATTTCATTTCTGAAAATACAGTTGAAGATAAAGTTGCAAGAATTCAGAACTTACACGCCGCATATGGTCGTATCAATTGGTACATTGATGTTGATCCCAAGGTCGTAGCACGGGTAGCCCATAATGGAATACCCACACTACTAATGACAGTGCCTGACACTGTTAGACCCGAATGGTCTGAGTCTCGTTTCAAAAGGGAATGGGGCGCAATCGTAGAAGAATCAGATGCACAGGCTCTAGCAAGAGCGGAAAGGAACTGGACAGATGTCTAAAGATAATGTGGAGATGGATTTTGATGAATGGCTTTCTTTTGGTATGGATCATAAGTTTGTAGGACCTCCAGTGTGTTCCACACACGATGGGATACCGACCACTGAGGACGAAGACGGAGTATGGGACGAAGGCGGAGACCCTTGTATCCATATTCTTCGCTTGTATGTAGACAAATTGGAAGCCCTCCTCGTAGAGCAAAACCACAGCCCGTCAGTATGGCGCAAGGCTGGCTGGGAAGAACTACCAACCCAAGAATGAAGATCTTCTTTGGCGGAGCGGAGAAGGGGTCATACCGAAAGATGCTCGTGAATGCGGGCGTGCAACGCTATGCCCTCAATTTGACTCACTTCCCCATCCCCAAGAAGAAAGAACTAGATCTATCTGCACTCTTTAATGGTGGGGACATCCTTGTCTACACCTCTGAGAATGACGAAGACATGAATCGTTTTGATACCTTTGTCAGGGACTTCGCAGACTCGCTGTACATGGTCATCGGGCGCCCTGATTATGATGGCGCATGGCTGGGTGAGAAGTACTACCCATTATGGAATGACGAGAATGATTTAGAGCGCTTGGCTTGGCTCTGTCAGAAGTATGGGCGAGCGGCAGTCAGCGACAAGGCAGTCACAGGAAAGAATGTGGCTCGTATCGCTTCTATTGCTACTCGCTGGAGCGCCAAGTTAGTGGGCATTACGTCTAAGCCCGACCTCATTGAACGTATCCAATGGGATACCGTCATCGTAGGCTCTTGGACGAGCGCCATACGCTATGGAGAGACACAGGTATGGGATGGACACGGGTTGCGCAGGTATCCAGCACAACAAAAGGAATCCGCTCGCAGAAAACATCGTGCTGACATCACCAGACTTGGGATTGATTTTGATGCTGTAATGGATGACAATGTATCCGCCGTTGGAACCCTTGCGATTGCCTCATGGCAACAATGGGAGACACATACTTTTGGGGGCTATGACCCGATGAATACCGATGATGAGCAAGAATTCAACTCACCTGAAACAGATCAAACAATTGCTATTCACCCTGATACGCATACCCCCACTTTTCTGGCTTCTGGGGGGTCAACTATTGCTATCAACACCCCAAACAAGCGGCACGAGAATGACCGTGTATTGCTACCCGTAATGGGCATAGAAGCGGTCACATCCTTTGGCTCGCAAACCGTTGATACTGAAGGGGAATCAATAGAAATTGACCCTGAAAGAGTGAACGTAATTCGTTACAATGCTGACCCTTTACGACAGTGCGACAATTGCTATTTGAGTAACAGATGTCCTCAATTCAAGGAACATTCAGAATGCGCATTTAGATTGCCGATTGAGATCCGCACAAAGGATCAATTACAGTCCGCTATGAGAGCGCTTATTGAGATGCAAGTAGGACGTGTTATGTTCGCACGCTTTGCTGAAGAACTAGAAGGACAGGGTCTTGATCAATCCCTATCCCATGAGATGGACAGGTTCTTTAATCTCGTAGATCGCTTTAAAGACATCAATGACACCCGAGACACCATCCGCCTAGAGATGGAAGCCCGAGGCTCTAGTGGTGTGCTGTCTCGCTTGTTTGGTGCCAAGGCTGGAGAGACTAACCGCATGCTGGATGGTGGCGGTATGGGCAGTAGCGCAACCAACGCTCTATATTCTGAGATACTGGATTTGTCCGAAGATAATTGACAAGACCAAGAATTGAAGGTATTTTATGTTGAAACGTCGCATGGTGTGGGCGTACCAGTACGAGACAGAAACAATGGACGAAAGAGGGCGAGCGGTCAAGGGCACAACGCTTGAATTAGAACCCAACGATACAAAGCCAATCCGTACCGCTTGGTACTTTGCGAAGGAAATTAATGGACAAGATTACGGATGTAGCAATTGATCTAGACGGGGTTCTTTATCCGTTTGCAGACGCTTTCCGTAAATATTGTATAGATGTTGTAGGTCTATCTTCTTCTAAGTTACCTTCCCCAACCACTTGGGAGTTCTACAAAGAGTGGGGAATGCACAAAGAAGAGTTTGAAGAACATCTGCGTGTTGGTTCTCGTGACCACAACCTCTTCAATAGCATGCCCGCAGCATACAACGCCGACTATGCATGGAAGCGCTTTCGTGAAATGGGACTCACCATTCATGTGATGACATACCGACCTGTGGAAGCCCACGAGCAAACACGTCAATGGTTAGACACTCACGGACTTACACCCGATCACTTGTGGTTCCCTACAAATAAAGGTGACGCCATCCGAGAACACGGTGGCAAGTTCATGGCAATTGATGACCATGTTAACAATTACCTAGACATGAAGAACGCTGGCGCTGTATCAGTTCTCCACACGCAACCATGGAATACCCATCACCTAGATGCACTTCGTGTTTCTAACATGCGCAACTTCGTTATCCTTTTAGACATCTACAACACAGACACAGAGGTATACCTATGATGAAGCCACCCGTATTCAACAACCGCACTGACGTGCTCACTGAAGCAGACATGCTTATTAATGGTGAACGTAATGACAGTTACGGTGACCCCATTGATGACTTCTCTACAACAGCAGACTTCTGGACAACTTACTTGCGCCGTGTCATTGACCGCCGTCAAGAGTTCAGTCTAAAACCACATGACGTTGCCATCATGATGATGCTCCTAAAGACATCACGTCTTTCATGGAGTCCTGAGAAGCGAGACCATTGGACAGACAGCATTGGCTACAGCGCTTGTGGTTGGGACTGTGTCGTTCGTGAGGAGGGCTTGCCTGATGCAACACAACTATAACGCTTACACCGAATGGCTTGAAGAGAAGAAAGCAGAAGACTCACGTCACGCCCGCCGTATGGGCATGATGGACATAGAACTGGAGCGAGAGCGCCAGCGCCTTAGCAACGCTTTGAGTGCTATTCCGCAGATGCTGGTGCAAGATAGAGCACCCACCATTGCTGAGTTTGCAGACAAGGCAGAATTGTCCATGGCTGAGGTGCTCCTAGACAATTGGGATCAAGTGCTTCAACTTGTTGTAGTCAACGAGAAACTTAAAGGTGAAGTTAGTAAGTTGTTGCATCAAATAGAACAGATGAGTACAACTATTTATAAAGCAGTTGAGTCCGCTATCCGTCCGATGCGAGATAACCGCATCAATGACGCCTCACCGTCAGCCGATTTCTAATTGCCTCAGTTTGAAGATGATTGGAGAGAGCAAGCGCTCTGCAAAGATCGTCACATTGACTTATGGTACCCACCACTAGACACAGATGTCCCCGAGAACTATTATCTTGTATCTCGTGTTGTGTGTAGACAGTGCCCCGTCTGGAAAGAATGCTTAGACGATGGTCTTGAAGAGAAGTGGGGCATGTGGGGAGGACTCACACCACAAGAGCGCACCGCATTAGTAGTTGAACACCCGAAGGCAAGCGTCTTGCGTCCGCATGGAACATGGATGCGGTACAGACAGAGTTGCAGGTGTACAGAATGTGTGGATGCTGAGTCAAAAGAGATTAATAAAATAAATATTGAGGAGATCCCTAAAATGGGGACAACCCCGATTGACTTGGAGATGCTTAAGTTTAGGTTGATTCCCTCTTAACGCAGGTAAACTAGAAGGGTAACGCCCATAGAGTTCTTCACAGAATACTGTGGGCGTTTTGCTTTATCCGCCTATCAAGGAGAGACTATTGTTAGATCGCACGCTAGTTATTATTGGACTTACCTTTACCTCCATCATCACAATGCTGTTGGGGTTAGCACCAAAAGAACCAACGCCCGAAGTAGCAAAGATTACCTTTATTGACGTAACACCATTCCTCATACTGCCACCGAGCACTACGAGTACCACCTCTACATTGCCTGAGGTAGTTCCAGCAGGAATATCAACCGATCACACACAACGGTGCCCCAAGTGGGAAGCCAAGTTTCGTGAATACGGACTACCCGTGCAGGCTTTCTCATACATCGCCTTTAGGGAAAGTCGTTGTAATCCCGAAGCATGGAATCGTTATAAGAACAGCAACGGCTCACAAGACCTCGGACTCGTACAGATCAACTCCAGTTGGAAGACGATCACTCGCAAAATCTGCGGTACCGACATTAAAGGACTCTTTGATGTTGATTGCAACCTGTCGGTTGCCAAGTACCTTTATGACAATGGTGGACTCGGTCACTGGAGCCTTTAAAGGGTAGTAGACACATCGTACACAAACCTGTAGGATGTACCCATGACAACAAACCTACAACCTGAGCACCTCTTGGGCACCAGCGAACTCGCTGTTGTTCTCGGTGTTAGCAAACAGCGTATTCACGCCCTACGCAAGAACAAGAAGTTCCCACAGCCCATTGCTAACCTTGCCTCCTCACCTATTTGGGATAAACGAGAAGTCATAGTATTTCTAAAGGAATGGCGTCCATGGAAGGTCACACAATGAGTACGGACAAGAAGATCAAACGAAACTATAAGTGTGACACCTGCGGTGATGAACTCACCCTCTTTGTAAACCCTTCAGTACCCCCTGTTCATGTCTGCAAGAAGCAGGCGAACCGCTCAGTTGAGTTTACGGAAGTCCAATGAGGATCGGGGTTGCCAGTGGTGACTTCCTGTCCGCTCAGAAGTCCGCAGATGGTGAACACCATTGGGGAGGTTCGGGCTGGGCACGGTATGGTCAGTACATCGGGCGCATTGACTACGAAGTAGTTGTCGGTGTACTCACATGGAAGACCGATCACTTCTTTATCAGAGACGAACACGACAACTTGGTAGATGTTGATTGGGTCTTTATGCAACGCTTAATGCATGAGAATCTTCCCGAGCACATTCTTAAGGCACGTCAATATGGGCAGGTCATTGTGAATGATCTAGACGATTGGTACTGGGGTCTTGACCCATCCAATGACGCATTTATCTCTTCTCACCCAAAGTCCAACCCCAAAGAGAATCGTAATCATTATAAAGCCGTGCTTGCTTCTAGTACAGCCGTGACCGTGTCTACTCCCTACCTTGCTGATCGCATCAAGTCATGGGTTCGTTGTCCAATAGTTATATTGGAGAATACGGTGGAAGTCAATCGCTTTACTCCACATATTCACACGGATAGTTCTGTACCTGTAGTCGGGTGGGTTGGTGCCACGAGCCATCGCTCAGGAGACCTAGAGATCCTAAAAGGTGTTGTGAACCCGCTCATTGTTTCAGGTGACATCAAGTTTCAACATAGCGGTCACTACGCTCACGCAAATACTGTTGCCAGCAAGTTGGGGTTACATGATGATCAGGTGAGTGTCCTGCCAGCCGTTGATGCTGTTCAGTACCCATTACTGCTCAACATGGATGTCGGTGTTGCACCATTGCGGGACACGCCATTTAACCACGCTAAGAGCGACATCAAACTTCTTGAGTACTCTGCCTCGGGCATTCCATGGATTGCTTCCTCGTTGTCGGCGTACGAGGGGTTGCGTAAAAAGTGGGGGATTGGTAGGACTGCGAGTAAACCTCAGCAGTGGCTCAAGCATCTAGCGGATCTTCGTGACCCTGCTAGGCGAGCGTATGAAGGTGAAGCCTTAAGAGAAGCGGTGTGGGCACGAGACATTGAACTCGGCACACACCGCCTCAACTCATTTATTGAAAGTATCCTTTAGTTTCGTTCGTTGCTCAGTGGTCATGGATGTCATGCTCTTGCCACCCCATATTCCATACTGGATGTCGTTCTTGATGGCAAAACGAAGGCACTGGATCTGCACAGGACAGCCTTTGCATATCTCTTTGGCTTGCTTCTGTGCTTCTATGACAGTCTTAGTCCTGCGTTCGTAAAGCCCAGCAAACCATTTGTCGGTGCCTTCTTTACGACAGAGAGCGAACTCTCTCCAGTCACCTACTTCAGGGAACTTCAACCCAAGAGTGTCTGAACGCCACCAAGAGTCAGGCAAGGTGTTAGTGGGGGATTGCTCCCCCACTGCTACCTCGGACATTATGCCATCACCACATCGTGGAGCGTACGGATGACTTGGCGATCAAACTCATCGCCCTTGCCATTGAGTGCATTGAGTGCATTGCGCTCAACACGGCTCTCCATCTTGCCTACATAGTGTTGCTGGTAGGTGTTGAATGCCTGCAACACACCGAGACCCGTTCCGATCCATGGTGCCACCCGTGGATCGTATTTGTACAGGTGTCGTACGGCTTCTTGCTTGTTCTGAGCACGGCTGACCGACTGTGGTCGTGCATCGGTGCCCACAACAGTTGGCATGAGGCGCTCTACAATGGCGTCCCACTCTGATGCAGTAACAACCATGCTGGACAGACGCTCAATCTCGGCGCTGAAGTCCTCTGCCATGGTGTGAATGATGCCGAGGGCGTCACGGATGCTCTGCACACGACCGTTGCTGTTCTTGCTGTGGCGTGTCTTGAACTGGCTACCGTCCTCGGAGAGCGCTCCAGCAAGCGTGTTATCACAAACTACCGCAGTGATGCACCGTTTGAAGGTGGTGGCAAGAGTGCCGTTGTGGCTCGTTGTTGCCAACAAGTGTGGACGGAAGTCAAAGCCAGCCGAAGTGCTGATGCTCTCAGGCATCTCAATGCTGACCCAAGCGACTCCACCATTGCGGAGCAAGCCCGCAGAACCGATCTGCAAGTTGCTGTCATCAATGACGTTGGACACGGTGTCCAGCAACCATTCATCGTATTGGTGGATGGCGTAGGTGTCCTTGAAGAGACCGAGAGTCTCGTAGGTGTCGTTGCGCACGATTGCCTTGCGATCATCTTGTGGGATGAACTTCATGGCACCTTCAGTGTCACTCTTCAAGTCAGGGACTTGCACGAACACTGGTGCTTCAATTGCCTTCCAATGGAAGAGACGGCGCCGTACATCGGACACAGGAATCGCTCCCGTGTAATGGTTCGGCTCGCCATGCTGGAGTTCCTTCTTTGACCACCATGCCTCGCCACGCTTCTCTGTGAACCCCACGAGGATGTTCCCCGAGTTGAGGTATTCGTATGTTTCTTTGCTCATTTCATGCTCCTTGTTAGTTTGATTTGTTTGGATATTCGTACCACGAGGATAAATCTACCTTCGTGTATTGCTATTCACAACTTTTATTTAATTTATTTATGGTTTACTTTTGAGGTTGATGACCTGCCCAATTTGTAAGAGCGTCCCGTACTCATCTACGAGGTCATCCACGGCTGTGGAGATATTGCCCCAGCAATGCTGGACGGCAATCTGCCACAGGGTGTCACCCTGATAGACGATTACTGGCTCCGTGTCACACGAGTAGGTGTTCATCCTTTTGTCGTAGTCACGGTAAGCCCACACGGCGAAGCATGCCCCTGCTACTACGAGCAGAGTAATGAATCCTCGTGTGACTCTTTGATTAAGGGCTTCATAGTTGTTTCTCATATCGTGTTCTCCATCTCTCGGTGTCTGAGTGCTTCTTTGGCTTCTTCTTGTTGCCACAGGTAGTCGGCGTAGTCGGTACCCGATGCCACCAAGGCTCCACAAGTACATGTGGCTTCACCTTCGGTGTCATCGGGGTACATGGTTACGGTTTCATTCCATAAGCGACCGCATCCAGTTTCACAAAAGAATGCGAGTTCTTGATCTATCTCATCCCACGGTGTCCACCCACCTAACGGTCTACGCCGACTCATGACAGAGCCTCGTAGAGTTCGTCAAACTCGGTGTCCAGCCATTCTTTGAATGCTTTTGGCTCAGGTGTGAGCACCGAGATGCCCATGCTGAACACATTGCTCGTGGGATCAGCCACGATGGCTACAGCCACTGGTGGTATGACATCACCAACAAGGACTGATTCAGCCCACTGGTTGAATGTTGCTTTACGATCAGCGATGGGATCACCCCAAGACCCAGTTGTCCAGCCGTTCATGACGTCTGTCCAACCTTCAATGGTGGTCTCATAGTGCCCACGCCACGCATCACTGTGGATGTACTCACGATTGATTGTGATTTTAGATCGGTACATGTCATCGCCGTATTCATCCATGCGAATATGATCTCCGATGTAGTACTTGCGTACTACGCCGTCATCCACAAGTTGCACAGTTGAAGAATGATTCTGATCTGACTCGTAGCAACCCCAGCAGAGGTAATCCTCTTTGACGGTGCTCCATCCGAAGTCACCTTCGGCGTCCACGATCTCCTCGCATTCACAGCACTTATTCTCTGTGTCTTCGCTCATTATTCTGCTCCTTCTCCATAGGTGTCTACTTTGATTGTGATGTCTTCATCAAACTCACATGGAATTGCTGTAATGAAGTAACCGATGCGGTTGACCATGTGCCAACCATCAACGATGTATGAGCCATCATTACCATCTACCCATGTCCACACCTTGTGTGGCTGGACGCTGGCAACCTTCATGACGTAGTCGTACTCGGCTCCGTAGGTCTCGTACATGACTCCACCTTCATATCCACTTTCATCTGATGTCCCCCACGATGCATCTTTGTCAAGATGATTCATGACGGGCTTGTACTTCTCTTCCCATTGCTCTACTGACATTGTTATTGCTGTCTTATTCATTTGAACCTCCTCAGATTCTTTAACTCAGGGGTGTGACACAGTGTCTTCACCCCGTGGATGCTCTACCCCGATCAGTGAGCAGAGCATCCACGGGATGACACCAGCCGAGGCTGATGGCACCCTATTACTGGCTCGTACAAGCCTCTCAGGACTCGTTTAACGACTCTTTAATCCAATCTAAGTCAATGCTGTAGAGAAACACAAAGTGTCCCTCGGGTGCACGAAACTTAATGTAACCACCCGAGAAGTCATCTTCAAACTGCTCGTTGACATTGCCGATGTGCTTGAGTTTGGCTACTTCTTCAACCCCGTAGTACTCGTTGGTATTGACGGAGGGGATCAAGAGACCCGACTCCACCAAGTCCTTACGAACGGTGTAGTACCCGCTCCCTATTTGAACGAATCGGATCATTGCTCACCTCCGCATCGGCAGTTGCCATTGCATGGAGCGAACTGTGTTTGCCGAGAGTCCCAGCCATTCTCAGTGCACTTGACACACCTCCACTCATCTGAAGGTAGGTCAGGTGCTGGTCTGAAGTCATGATTACACATGATCACCACTGTCGGCACCGATCCCTCGGTTTTGAAGTGTTCCATGACGCTCTTCATACGAACACCTCTGCTTTAATGATCTTGGCGAAAGGCACTTCAATTTCACGGAACTCACCTTCGCCATGGTGCGGGCTGTCCTCGGTGAAGATCACCACTGATGTGTCAGTGATGTCCATGACATCTCCGATGTACACCCACTGCTCTTGTGGGTATATCTGCACAAGGAGTTCAACCTGATCACCGATGTTGAGACTCAGTGTGTCCATCAGTAGTCCTCCCCATCGTCAATGAATGACTCAAGATGATGCGAGTCCACGATTGCCCACGCTGGAGCCAGTGGTTGCCCACGCCACAACACACCTTCAGGGAGTGTGATGTTGACATCGGTATTTCCTGCACTCACATTCTCAATCGCCAGTACGCACACATCAAGCATGCTCAATGGTACGGGTGGGTAGTGATTGGATGTTAGGTGCCACGAGAGCGCCTGTCGTAGTTCAATGAGACCGTCCACGACAGCATCATTCATTCCTATTGCATTCATGCTTCCCATTACTTTGCCTCCTCGGCTGTCCATGGTGCCTCAAAGCCCACGCTCTCTTTCCATTTGAGCGCAACTTCTAGTTCGTCCTCATCAAGGTGATAGAACTTGTCAAAGGCTTCTGCCTCGGATCTCGCTTCCACCTCGTATCCATAGTCAATGGTTTCATTGACTCTTACTATCCACTTGCTCATAACTGACCTCCTCAGGTCTTAGGGATTAATTAATGTATCGGGCATTGAGTGCCCTCACAACCCACAAACAATGTCTGTGGGCTGTGAGCGCACCATGGCGTGAGCCATGATGCACCCGATCAGGATGCGTCCTCCAGTTGGTATGAGACAACGATAAAGTCTTCACCGTTGTTGCCCATGAGTCCCTTCAGTTGCTCCTCGCCATCCTCGCAGTAGAAGAAGATCCGATCATCTCGCTGTCCGAGAGAATCAAAGTCCTCACTGATCTCGTTGTCGTATGAGCCGAACGAGAAGTACCGTTCGTCCTCCACGCCTGAGTCAAACCACTTGATGACTGCCCATGCACCCATAGGTGCTCCGATGTTGCTCATTGCTATTCCTCCGTTTCTTTGTCAATTTCAATCATTTCGTACAACACTTGCTCTAGCACTTCGTTGCCGAGTTCCACGATTCTCTCGTGTACATACCCTTCAACTTCTTCCATTGCTTCAATGGCTTCTTCTTTTGTCCAGTGTGGGTACATTGCTTTTGCATCTTCCCACGACCACTTCACGACAACTTCAGTTGCCATTAGAAGCCTCCTTCTTCTTCATTAATTGATTGGTACAGGTTATTCCAAACCTCTTCGTTCACTGAGTCATACCCGCCTTCGGCGTCAAACTCTTGAATGGCTTTGAGCCATTCGTCTGAGTCTGCCGACAATGGTTCTTCAGGTGTACCTGTAGAGAATAAGTCTGATTCCCACCAAGAGATAGCGATCTCTTCGTCAGGATTGATCTCACTCAACAGTTCAATTGCTTTGCTTACCTTCATTGCTGTTCTCCTTTGTAGGTTGCTTCTAATGTTCTTTCATCCCATCCAATGATGGATGCTTCGCTTGCTGTTGTGATGTAATCCATTGCACACACCATGTCATTGTTATCGCTGTATGTTTCTATTGCTAGGACGAGTGTGACCTCAACCAGTTTGGTTGTTGCTAATGCTTTCATTACTTGCCCTCCTTTGGGCTTTTGATCTCTGACACGATGTCAGACATCCACTTGATGTTGTATGCGTTGATCTTCTCAATGGTGCTGAGAACATCGGGCACGACTTCGCTTACTGGCTCACTGTGTTCCTTCAAGCATTCAAGGATGTCATAGAGCGTCTCGTTGGCGTATTCATCCAACAGTTGAAGCCAAGACATCTGATTGATTGCTTCGCTCCAGTGGTCTGCCGATGGGGCTTCTTGATACCCAGTCTCTTCGTCAGGAACAGTGAAGTCATTGCGATCAAGCCACCTGATGAGCAATTCATCATCGGGCTGGTACACAGCATTCAACACATTGATTATTGCACTTACTTTCATGGCGCCTCCTCAGGCATTACTTAATTGAACATCGGATGATGTTCTGACAATACATTATCGGTGTGACAATGTACTGTCAGAACACCACGGACTTGCGCCCGTGATGCACTGATGGTGTACCTCCATGAGGACAGAGGCACCCCGATAGTCGCTACTGGCGCCGACCATGATGGCGCCGAGCGCCAATGATCAACCGCCGTTACCGACAATCCCATCAATGAGTGACTGGGTGATGCTTCCACCCTCGGCACCCATGTCCTCACCGTATCCCGTTAGTACTGCGGATACCGCTTCGTGCTTTGCATTCAACAATGCCCACATACGATCATCAATCGTAGGTGTCGCATCGCTGTTGCTGTCTACAGCCAAGAGCCACCACGCCACGACAGAGTTGACCTGTCCAATGCGGTGTGCTCTATCTTCCGCCTGTGTGGCGGACGATGGTGTCCACGGCACCTCAGCCATCACGACATGGGACGCACTCGTAAGAGTGAGACCCACACCAGCGCTGTCGTAGTTGCCGATGAACACCTTGGCGTCACCTGTCATGAAGTCATCTACTGACTTCTGCTTCTCAGCATCACTCATGCCACCGACTACCTTGACCACTCCGTGCTGTTGTAATGCATCGGAGAGACCACTGATGACATCCCTGTGATGACCGAACACGATGACCTTCTCGCCTTGAGCGACAAGTTCTTCTACATGCTCAACCACATAGGGGATCTTTGCGATACCGAGTTGGTGACGTAGTGCATTGAGCCGTGTGATGACCTCTGCTTTGGATGCCTTCTGCCATGCTTCAACACCGCCATTGGCGATGACAAAGTCACGGAAGTCATTCTCAGCATGTCGGTATGCCTTGAGGTCAGTCTCGCTGATCTCTACAGCAACCTGCGCACGGCGCTTGGCTGGGAGTTCCGTCAACACATCTGTTTTGTTACGCCTCACATAGCAGGTGCCACGCAATTTGTCATTCAATTCAGTTGTGTTAGTCGCTCCGTTGTACACATAACCCCAACCATTGTGGATGGGTTCGCAGTAACGAAAGAGGAACGCTGACTTGCCACCGAACACTCGGTCAAGTCTGCCAATCAATGACAGAGGTGACACCAGTTCGTTGGGTCTGTTCACGATGATCGTGCCCGAGAGCAACAGCACATACCCTTCAGTCGGAATTGACTTTGCGATGTATGCCACGCCCTTGGTGCGTCCACTCTTAGCGCTCTTCAAGCGATGTGCTTCATCAACGATGAGGCAACCAAACTTACCCGTGAACTTCATTGCCCATGCATTGATGATTGAGTCACCAACGATCACGACATCAGTTTGAGGTAGAGCGCCAACCTTGTTGCCCTTCACGATGGCTACAGTGAGCCATGGTGCGAACATCTTCAGCGAGCGCTCCCAGTTTGTGCGAAGAGATGCAGGTACAACGATGAGGACTTTGTGCCCTTCGTTGTGCGCATTCACTGCGACTGCGATTGCTTGTGGAGTCTTACCGAGACCCATCTCGTCACCCAAAATACAACGCTTCTGCTTGATCGCATAAGCGACACCAGCACGCTGGAATGGATAGAGAGGCTCGGCGAGGTCTACAAGGGTCTCGCTGTCATGTGCACTGCTCAGAGCATGTAATGAAGCGTCAGGCAAAATTGCTGGCGCCACACGATCAAGCCCCGAGAGTAACGCACTCAGTTCTTCTAATTGTGTATTCATGGTTATACCTCCTCAGGTAATTGTTATGGACTTGCGTCCTCACAGCACACGAGCATACCCGTGTACTGTGAGCACGCCACACCGTGAGGTGTGACGCCCTCGGGCTAGAAGCCCAACCTGCTTGCGCAGTCATTGCCGATGCCACGCTTGCGTGTCACCTCATCAGTGAGATGCCGACCGCACGCACCACACTGTCCAATCTCTTGACCGAACAGCGCCTGTGCTTGCTTACGACCCTCGTCCGTGAGACCTGCAATGCGCTTGATCGCATGCAGAGCACGCTCACCCGACAACTTTGCATCCTTGTGACCACCAACGACCATGTAAATGCTTCGCTGACCCTTCATGGAAGGATTATGGAAGCCCTTGTTGGTCTTGATGGCGTAGAACACGAGGTCATTGGTGCCCGATGATGTCATCGCATAGAAGCCATCAGCAATGGTGCCGAAGGATTCATTGGTCAACTTGTCGGGGACGATAGCGCTCTCCGCAGAGCAGTCACCTTGCTTGTGGTAGGTAGCCCACTTGCCTGCATTGAGCAATGCGTGACCAGTACCTGTCCGCACTGGATGCCCACAGAGGGCACACGGGTTGGCGTACTTGTTTACGATGATGCGCTCTGCTTTGGGCAAGTGATCTGTGCCCACACGCTTGACTTCAATCTTGCGAATGGCGTCAATGGCGAATGATGCTGACTTGGCAGTGAGTTCATTGAGTGTGTTATCGGTGATGTACTGATCCACTTGCTCTTCGTTGAGACCAAGTGTTGAAGCACGCTCCAATAACAGCGTCTTAATGAACGCCTGTTGCTTTGGTGTTATTGCACCCATGGTGAGAACCTCCTCAGATTCTGTTTTGTATGTGTAGGTGGACTTGCGTCCTCGTGATGCATCAGTTGGGGGAACCGATGTACCACGAGCACGCCACGACTCACGCCGTGACTGCCCATTGCTGATTACTCACGCATTGGCGAGTTGGGAAGTGATGTTTGCAATTGCTTGCCACAGCACTGTCTCCATGTCAACGGTGTCACTGACGAACAGCGTGATCGTTGACTCCAACTTTGCGTAACCGAATGACTCTTTGTCCTGCTCCCACTGGGGACGGCTGAACGCCAAATCTTCGTACTCAATCACGAGATCAATCGTCTTGAGACATGGGTTATCGGACTTCTCAATCCGTAACCCAGTTACTTTGTGAATACTTGCATCCATGGTGCCTCCTCAGGCTTTGTTAGTTGGGCACATTGTATGCCCTCACAATGCACGAGCCAACGCCCATGCACTGTGAGGACACCACGAGTTCACACTCGTGATGCATCGGTCAGCCTCCACTGACCTGATTGAAGTTGGAAACGCTCGTACAAGGTGTGCAGTAGTGATGCATGCTGTATTGAGATGTGATCTCGCACGATGTTCACGAACGCATGACGCCAGCACTCATTGTGCCACGCTCGCC